GCATCCGCCGATGAGCTCGCGTAGTCCATCGACTGCATCACCTCTGCAAGGTCAGATTGATACTGGCCCGAGCTCGCGTTGTATGCCTTCGATGCATTGAGGAAGTCCTGCGCAGCCGACGTCAGATTCGATTGCGCGGTGGCGTCCCCGCCGATCGCCTTGCTGTACAGGTCCTCGAATTGCTGACGTGTGTCGGCATACTTCTGCTCAGGCGACGCGGTCGAAAGATCGCCCGACGTCAACGATGCCCGGAACTGGTCGACCTGATCCTTGAACGTCGACAGCGCCTGCGACTGCGTGCTGTAGGCGGACGCCACCGCGGACTCATACGACGAGACGACGCTATCGAACGCTGGCGCCAGTGCGAGCAGCGCGACGTACGCCTGCTGTCCTGCACTGGTCGAGAGATCGAGCGATTCCACCAGATCGTGAAACTGATCGCGTGTGTGAATCCCGCTATAGCCCAATGCCGAAAGCTGGTCCGAAACGGCCTTCGTCGCATCGTCGGCCTGTTGTGCCGCCGACGTGAAATGCTGATAGAAGTACGTCGCGCCGGTGTTGAACGAGTCGAAACCGCCAGCCAGATTCAGCACGGCCGACTGCGCATCGATTGACACCTTTTTGAGATTGTCAAAATCGACGCCCATCTTGCCGATCGCGTCGAACTGCGATTTCAGCGTGTCAAGCTGACCCAGCAACGCCGTGATGTCGTCAGCCGATAACGTCGACGCATTCACGCCTTGCAACACGGCGGCATACGGCGCGTCCAGATTCGCCTTCTGCAACGAATCAATTATCGAGCGTTGAAGCTGCAGGCTGAAGTCGTTCAGGACCGTCTGCGAGTCTTTGACGCCACCGAGATCCAGCCGGTTTGGATCCTCGGACAAGTCACCAAAGCCCGCCGACACAAACGAGTTACCCTTCTTCGGACTGACCTCATAGGTCGCGGAATACGCACCGAGACCATCGATCGAGCCGCCAAGCTGGGAGGCCAGCGACTTGATCGAGTCGTAGGTATTCTTGATCGATGCCTGAACGCTGTCTGCCGCCGGATCGCCGCCCGACGGACCGCGAACCTTGCTGATGTTGTCGTTTCCGTCAATCGTATAGTCGGCACCGTAGCGCGTCTCTCCGCCACCAAACAGCTTGGCAATGATCGCCGTACCCGACAGTAGCGACGCAATCCGGTTACTCACGCCGAGCTTTGTCAAACCCTGATCAAGCCACTTTGCGCCCGTGGCGCCAACGGTCAATGTACCGGGAGCGATCAACCCGCCGGATAGTGCACTGGACGCGAGGTCGGTCGCCCCCAGTGCGCCATAGTCAAGGCCGTTCTTGATGTCGTAGCCTTGCATGAACAGCCTGTCGTTCAGCGCCATCCCCGCCAGGATCGCGCCGACGATCGGAACGGCCGATCCACCAGCCAGAATTCCCGAGGCCGCCCCCGAGCTACCTGCCGCAGAGCCGGCAGCTGATCCGCCGGCAGTGAGGCCCTTGAGTGCGAGCAGATTGCCAAGCGTATCGCCGCCCAAGCCATTTGCAAGCGTCGCCGCCGTACCGGATGACAGGCCGCCAGTGACCGAACCGATGGCCGAGGCCGCGTAGCCAGAGAGGTTGCTGTAGGCGCTATAGGCACTCAGCGCGTTATTGGCATACCCGAGAGCGCCGGACGACGAGCCGCCCTGGCCCAGCAGCGCACTGGCGACTCCGGACGCACCGGTCAGCCCCGCAATGTTGGCGATCACATTGACGACCAGCGGCTTCAGGAACTCCTTGTAGAGAGCATCCACGACGGTCGCTTCAAAGGTGTTCTTGAGCGACTTCGTGAAGCTATCCCAACCGGCCTGCCCGTTAGTGAGCATTTGCAGGAAGCCGTTATGAAAATCCGTGCCGATCTGGTCGATCGTGTTTTGCCAGCTTTTCAATGCATCCAGCGTCGACTGATCGGCGGCGATCGACTGCTGCTGCTCGAGCACTTTCTGCAGCGCTGCCACCGTCTGTTCGTATTGCCTGATGGTGTCCGGCGCCAGATTGTTCAAGCGGGCCTGAGCGAGGCCTTCCTGCTCCATCGCCAGTTCGTGTTGCGTGCGAGCCACAGTCAGGTTATCGATCGCGGCCTTCGTCATGCCGTACGTGGCAATCTGATCTTTCAGCCCCTGATCCTGCTGCGCGAGCGTCGCCACCTGTTTGTTCAGCGCTTCGATCTGCGACTGGCCATACTTCTGCCAGACTTCATCCTCCCTCGCAGCCGAATCGGCGATCGCGTTAAAGAACTCTTCCGTTGCCTTCGACGCTTTTGCCTGATCCGCCTGGATCTGGTTGTTGATCTGCGCGCGCTGGGTTGCAGTCAGTTTGCGATTGTTCAGCCCGCTCGCTAGCAGCGCGGCTTCCTTGTTATACGCATCGATCTCGTCGCTAGACTTCTGCGCGAGCAGATTGCGCGTTTGTTGGTAGTACGCCGACTCACTGATGCCGCCGCCCTTGTACAGCGCATCGAGCTGTTTCTGCGCGCTCGAGACGGCCGCCAGTTCCTCTGCGAGCGCATCTTTCACCGCCTGCACTTCGCCGTTCAGTTGCGTCCTGTCAATGAGTCCGGTGCCGCCCTTGCGGCCCGCTTTGTCCTTGTCCTTATCGTTGATCTTCTGCTCATCGGCCAGCTGCTGCTCCGGGCTCAGATTCAACGCGGCGGTTTTGTCGAGATACTCATTGACCGCCTTGACGCGCTTTTCTGCCGGCGTGGCGAACTGGTCATTCCACGTCGTATACCATTGTTTCGCGTCGATCAGCTGCTGTTGCTTCTCGTCGTTAGACGCCTTTTCGCGCGCGGCCTTGACGGCGGCGTCGCGCGCAGCAATCGCCTTCTGCAGGTCCGCTTCGTCTTCGGCGTCCCACGTGCCGAGCGGATTGCGCGCCTGCTTGTTCGCCAGCATGCGCGCAACAACTTCGGCCGGACCAGCGGTCGCACCGAACGAGCCAACGGCCTCGATCGCACCGTTGATCATGCTCTTGATATCCCGCCAGCCTGCGAGAATGATGCCTTCGTTCTTTGCGATCTCGCCTGTGCGGTCGTCCATCGCCTTCGAAAACGCCTCGACAGCAATCTGTGCGGCGCCGGTCGCATCGCCCTGCTTTTCGAGCGCTGCAATCTGATCGTACGTCGACGCGGTCAGATAGTGATACTGGTCGTTCAGCGCAACCGACGCCTTGAGCGGGTCTTCAGCGAGCTTGGTGAAGTCATCCACCATCTGCTTAACCGAGATCGACGTGTACGTCGCGGCATCGGCGGTCGTGCGCCCGAGGTCGGCGATTTCCTGTCCGGTGAGCCGTCCGGTTGCCGCCAGAGCCGTAACGGCATCTGCTGCGGTGTCGAAGGTCGCTCCGCCGGCCGTCGCAGCCTGTGCCATGCCGCGCAGCTCCTCGCTCGTGACGCCGGCATAGTCGCCGGTCATGACGAGCGCCTCGTTCATTGCGGCGTTCTGCTCGGACACCTTGTAGATTGCAGCGCCTGCGAACAGGATCGGCGCCGCGATGGCGGCGATCGCAAGGCCCGCGCCCGACGTCGCTGTCTCCATCAGGTCCATCCGTTCGGCGAGCACCATCAATGATCCGCCGAAGTTACTCCAGCTACCCGTCGCTGCCTCGTGCGCAAGCACGATCACTTCCTTGCGCGCGCCCGCGGTCTTGAGCCCGAAACCTTCGACAGCCGCGCCGGCTGCCTGCGCGCCGGACGCGACCCCGGTCAACGCCTGCCGGCTCGACGCGATATCCGCCATCGCCTTCTTATAATCACCCGAGGCCAGCGTGCCGGAGCGGAACGACGCTTCGAGCTGCGCTTCCTGCTGGACGAGTTGGCGAAGGGCAATACTTGCCTGATCCGCCTTGATGCCGTTCAGCGCGCGTTCGTAGTCTGCCGCAGACACTGCGCCCGACTTGAACGCATCTTCGAGGAGCGCCTGATCCGCCTCAAGCTTACGTGTGGCCGCACCCAGCGGGTCATACTTCGCCGTCAACGCTGCGAGCGATTTCGTGCGCGCATCCTCGTCCTTGCCGATCGCAGCGAGCGCCGCATCGTATTCCTGCATGGACAGTTTGCCCGTCGCCATCGCACGATCGAGGCGCGCATACTGGTCCCCGATGGTCGCAAAACTTGACCCCCCTTGTGCAAGCGTCGACCTCAATGCCTGCATTTCGTCATTCATCGCGACCGTCGCACGCTGCGCGTCGATCATCGACTGCGTTTGTGCCGCGACGTTGGCACGCACCTGGTCTGCAGATGCGCCCATCGTGCTAATGCCGCTAGTGGCACTCTGCGACGCCGCCGCCATCTGGACCATTGCCTGCTGCGACTCCAGCGACCGCGCAACCATATCCTTGATGCGTGCGGCAGCGATCGCTTCCGCCTCAGTCAACACCGAAATGTTGCCGAGCAGGCCATTGCTTGCGGCACCGGCCTGCTCCATCGCCTGAGCGAGATCTTTAGCGCCAACAGAGCCCGACGACAGCGCCGCCTGGATCTGCGCACTGGCATTTGCCGTCCGATTCTGATTCTCGACCAGTTCGGCCAGATATTGCGTCGAATCGAGCGTCAGAGTGACGTTGATAGATCCGGCCGAAGCTCCCATATAGCACTCCCTCACAAGCGTCCCGCGACGCGATTACGATGTCGACGCGCGAGCCGAAAAGACTTCAAGCGCTGCACGCTCCATCACCCGCACCGCGTCGAATAGCTCGCGGTGTCGTTTCCTCTTGAAACCGAAAATGCGGATCACGGACTCGACTGCGGAGTAGTCGAGCCCTTCATAGAAGACGCCGCCACCGCCCGGCGACGAAACGACCGACTTCTTCCATTGCGTGCCGAGCGAGACGAAAACCTCGACCGCGTCCCAGTTCTGGGGCAGCACCTCGAAATCATCCTCATTGGCCCGCGACCGGGCTGCGCTTACCAGATCAGCCGGAGCGCCGAACGCCGCCATTGCATCAGCGACGTCGGCGTCGACGGCAAAGTCGTTTCGCCGCTCTCCCGCCCAATAGCGGGCAGCGTCTTCTAGTTTTTTTCCGGCAGCGACGCGATGGTCCGGACATATTCCTGCGACAGTTGGCGCAGGCGTTGCGGATCGGCGATCAGCGCGTCGAAGTTTTCCGGCGTGTAATCAATCGGCCCGTCGCTTCCGACCACTTCACCAGACGGCCAGCCGACGACAACTTTTTTCAAAAGGTCTTTCTGGGGCAGCTTGATCAGATCCTGAAATTCGTCTTCATCGACACGGCGCACGAGCAACGACACCGTGGACTCAGCGATGTCGCCGTTTTCGGCAATCTCGCGCAATTTGAATTTCAACTTGAACGTCGTGCTACGGGCGAGAACGATCGGCATGAAACACTCCTTGGAAATGAAACGGGCCGCGCTAAGGCGGCCCGAGTTACTGCGGTGGAAACAGCAGAAAAGTTACTTTGCTCAGGTCAGCGCAATCGAGATTTCGTCGTTCCCGAGCAGCGTGTTGAGCGTCAGCGTCGCCGAGAGGCTGGCGATGCCGTTGTTGTCCGTGTAGGACGGTGAAGTGAGTTGCACAGCGGGTGCCGCGATGGTCACGATGTTGCCGGCCGTCTTACCATGCTGCAGCGACAGGGGAAGGTTCTGCGCCGCCGCGATCGAACTCCAGTAATCCTTGTCACTCACGCGCACGAGCTCGAACGCGACGTTGCCGGTCGGCTTGCGATCGGTGATCAACGCGCCCGCAGCGCCTGGCAGGCTGCGATAGGTGACCGTGTTGGCCAGATCGGCGGTGAATGCATTGAGAACGGCTGAATAGCCGCCCAGCGTGAATGCTGGCGTGTTCTCGTTGTTGACCACCACCGGGTCCTTGAACTTCGTAAAGTCCGGAGTTGGCAGCGCCTGATCGGTGACCGGCACATAGTCGCCGGTGAATTTGAACTTGAACTTCGGCACCGCGTTCGACGTGAGATCGAGCGACACCGTGCCGAATGCATTCGTGATCTTGTGCAGCAGCCCATCGAGGTAGTAAAAGATCGTCGCCGGCAATGGATCGTCGCTGATCGGATGATAGGTGACACTGGTGTCGGCAACCACTGTCGATGCAAACGAGCAGGCGAGCAACAGAGGCTCCCATGCAGGTGCTTCGCCAACCGTGCCGCCGCCTGCAATTTCGACACTGAACGACAATTCGGCGTGCTTTTCCGACACAAGCTGCTGGTCGTTGCCGAGATAGCCCTTTACGTTGTTACGCTGCGCGTATTGCGCAGCAATCGGTGTCGAGCTGACGTCGCTGACGAGCATCGCATCGTCCGCGCCGGTCGGAACACCGGGGTTGCCGAGTGCGGTCTGCAGCACGGCGAGCACCACTGTTTTACGGGTACGCTTGGTCATGAGCCTGAATTCCTATGTGAATGTGAGAAGGCGACACGCTGCTCGGTCGCCTGACCTATTCAGTCAGGCTGTTCGACCGCGTTCGATACGTGAAGAAGTAGTGGACGGTCCGCAGACAGGATTCGCCGTTGACGTTCGCGAAGATCGGCGGGTCCGTCTGCCCCTCGTCGGTCGCGATAAGCGCATCCGCGTCGAAATTCATGATGATCGGATGGGCCAGCTCAATCACCGTGTCCGCCGCCTGGTCGGGCGTCGAATCGCGAGTGATGATCGTGCAAAGGATTTCGGTTTGCCGCGTGGCGAAGCCGATCGCGGATCTGTCCGGCGGCGCATCGGCACCAAGATGCAGAATCAG